TTTATCTCCAACGTTATATTCAAAACCTTTGAACTTGTCGTTAAAAACTTCATTAGTCTTTTTGTCAAATGTACTTTTAGCTTTCTCTGCTACTTTCTGATTTTCTTCAGACTCTTTGTTATATCGATTAAAGAAGTCCCATGCTTTCTGCTGATCAGGCGTTAAGCGCGATCCTGCTTTAATCTCATCATAATATTTAGACTTTTGCCCGTCTAAGTAGGCTTTAGCGCTGGCAACTTGCTCTTTTAACGCTATCTTTTTCTTTTTAATATCTCTCTCATCATCTACTTCTTCATCGTAGTTAAATGAGTCTTCAATTAAAAAGTTAATTTCTTCAGCCGTCAAATGCGGCTTTGTTCTTTTATAGTACTCTGTTAAAGCTGTAAGATTATCTAAATCAGAATAATCTCTATTTAGCTCAACATAATCTTCTAAGCTACCGCCAGTTTCTTCCATAAAGTCAAGAAGCTTCTGTATATTTTCTGGTAGCTCTCTACCTGTTTCTTCAGCTTCAGCTATAGCCTCAACGGCTTCTTCAGCTAATTCTTTAGCTTCTTCAACAACTTCTTCTTCTGTTACTTCTTCTAAAGTAACTGACTCTTCTTGTGCTTCGACTTCCGGCTGTACTTCTTCTTGTTCTTGTACGGGCTCGGCGTCTTCATCGCTTCCAACCACTCCTGAGTCGTCAGTTGCATCATCTGTAGCTTCTGCTGTTTCTTCTTTGGTTTCATTTTCAACTGGTTTGCTTAAATCTACTTTAATAACACTGTCATCACCGGCAGATTCAAATTTGCTTTCATCAACTACGTTAGTAGTTTCTTCTACGTTTTCGTTTTCTTCCATAATATAAAATATAAGTTAATAGTTATCTAGGTTCAAATCCACCTAAGTCAAACCCACCAAGTACATCATTACCTGCTGATTCAAACTTTTTAGGTGGTGCACCTGTTTTTCTCTGGTCTATAAGCTCGCTAGACTGAGAAGCTTGTATTCTAGTTCTTTCGTCTTTACGATCTTCTTTTTCTTTTTCTCTAGACCTTAAGCCTTCAGTCTCTAAGCTTTTTAATTGCATGTTCATTTGAAACTCTAATTGCATTAATTGCTTTTTAACTTCAGCTTCTTGCATTAGCTTTTGAGATTCTAATTGAGCTTGAAGTTGAGCTAGTTGACCTTTAGTTTGCGCTAACATCTGTTCTTTTTGAGCTTCTAGTTGCGCTGCGTTTTGAGCGGCTTGTGTGTTAGCTTGAGCTTGCATTTGTATATTCTGCTGCTGTAACTGTCTATCTTTAGCTTCTTTTTCTTTACGTCTAATTTTTAGTAACTGATTAGCTAAACTTACATTTCTTATTTCTCTAACATCTATAGCATCTTCAAGATCTATATTTTTTTGAGATAAAGCCATTTGAATATTGTTTTCTAATATAGCTTTTTCTTCTTCGTCTGGAGCTAACTCTAAAAATATACCGAAGTCATATAAATGAAGCTCTGACATTTCCTCTAGCGTAGCTACATTGTGAGCGCCAATCGCATTAATAAACGCATCTTTTGTAGGTGAATACTCTATAACGTCTGATATTCTAAGCGACAAGCACTCTGCAATTTCAGAAGTTAAATATAAACCTGACTGCAATATATGTCTTGTTGCCGTGTTACTATTAGCCGCAGCTAACTTTTGAACACCGACTAAAGCGTTTGAGTCTGGTGTGCTACCGTCTCTAGCTTCATTAAGACCGGTAGTATCTCTAATCATTTGTAGATAATAATTGTAATTACCTATTAAAGCTTGTAGTTTATTTCCTCCGCTACTATTTCTTATTTCTTGTATAGGTACTTTACCTGGGTTCATATCGCCATCAGCAGTCATTGATCTACCTATAACAGAACCAGTTTGAAAGAACATGTTTAAAGCTTCTTGTGGATTGTAATTTGTACCGTTACCTAAATCTATTTCAGCTAAACCATCAGCATCTAAATAAACGCCGTCAGGTACCATACGTGACATAACCTGTTGTATTTTTAAATGCGTCAACTGTATCATGTCTGCAAAGCCAGTGATACGACTAACTAAAGACTCTATACGTCCTTTGTACATGCGAGGTGCAACTATAGAATAGTTCATTTTAACTTTAGTATAATCGCTTTTTGGACGCATCATGTTTTTAGACATCTCCCATTTAAGCAATTTATTAGCGCCAATTACATAAGCACCTTCATACAAACACTCTACGTTTGACTGTAGCTTTGAAAAGTTTGCGTTTTCTGGCGGATTAAACGTGTCGTCTTTTTCTATAGCTCTTTCTAGTCCAGTTGAGGTTTCTTTTATTTTATAAACTTGATTCATGTAAGTCTTGTAATTAAAATACAAAACTTTAACCTTGTTTATATCTTTGTTATATTTGTTTGAGTAGTTTTCGTTTTTAGAATAATTACTTTTTTGTATGTCTTCTAAATCTTCTTTAGTTAAATGAGGAAACTGCTTTGCTAGTTCATTAATAGGTATTTCTTTGAGTTCTCCAGCGTAGTATATATCGTCAAAATATGGTGACTCTGTGTATGAATACACTAAGTCAGCAGGATCTACGTAGTCTATAGTTATACCTTCAGACGTACTAAAGCTTGTTTTTACAGCGCCAATACCTAGCACAGTTAAATCGTAGTAAAATCTTTTTTTAATTAAATCGTACTGATTACCTTCAAACAGAACGTTTAAGGCTTGTTCTTCCGCCAACTCTACAGCGTGCTTGTAATTTAACTGCATGTGAAGTTTAAGCTCTTCTTCACTTCCAGGCAAAGCTTCAGGATCGTTTTGATATAGGTTTATTCCAAAAGCCTCACCTACATAGTTGTTTAAGTCTTGGGTTTTCATATCTCTAAGTATATTCTCCATATACTCAGTTCTTTTTTGTACGCCAAAAGGATCTTGTGAATAAGCTTTTATATCGTAGCTTCTGTCAGCCATACCATTAACAACTATATCTACAAACTTAGGTATAATAGGTACAGGCTTCCAATCTAAATTTAAGTAGCTTAAGTCACCGTTTATAGATAACTCATCTTTATATTTTTGTATTGATTGTTCTCCTCTAGCGTATAATCTTAGATTATGAAAGTTTCTTTGACTGTGGCCATGCATGTTGTAATTGCCACCTCTAGCTGATTGATTATCGCCATACCACTCTTGTTCTATAGCTTGAGCTACTTTTAAACCATAGTCATAACTAACTTTTTCAAGATCACTAACCACTTGACTTGGAAAATATTTACCTGCAACGTTACTAGCCATATTTAATTTTTAATTATTTGTGAGGAATAACCATCGTTTGAATATCTAGCTATGCCTAAGTTTATTTTTTGTTTACTTCTATTTGGCGTAGGTTTATATAAATGCCTATTACAAGCCATTATTGCTAAACCACTACTAATAGAAGCATCGTGTTTAGTTCTTTTATTTATATCAAACTTAGCCCAGTCATTTAATGTTTCGTTAAAATACACGCTTCCATAAGATCCATCTCTTCTTATGCCAACGTGATCATTTATATACATTTCAATAGCAGCGGCATGAGCTTGCTTAATGTCTTCACTAGAGTTTGGTATTCCTCCAACTTCTTTTTCAGCTGTTGAAAGCTTATTCCAAACTTTATCTGGTCTGTTCATACTAAAACCTCTATAACCTCTACGTTTAAAGTAGTATAAAAGTCTTGGTTTATTATTCTCTGCAAGTATCGGCATGCCATAAAATATACAAGCCATTAGCACGTCTTCAAAAAATATCTCTGCGGTTTGTGGTCTAGCTATATATTCCAAGAAAAAATGATTTGCTGGCGCTGATTCCATGCTAAACTTAGTTAGTCCATGAAGAGATCCGTTGGATCCTCTACCATCGACAGTACCACTAATATCATAGCTATCGCAACCAAAAGCGCCAATATGCTCATTTCCTGGATATTTTATTCCATTTTTAAGTATTACTCGGTTTTGTAAATTTCTATCTGGCACCCAACTAACTTTAAATCTACCGTTTATGTCGGGATTAAAAACAACTTGCGTATCTTTTATACCGCCGGCCCATTGAAAGCTACCTGTTGTAACAGCCGCTGAGTTATCAATACCCTCATTGTAATCTATTTGCTCATATATTTTCACAAGATTAAATAGACTATTTTTAGTCTCGTCTCTAAAAGCATGCTCTTCAGTTCTTGGAAACTGACGATAAAATTCATTTAAAGCGTCTTGGTCATCTTTTAAACCATCAACTTCATTTTCCCAGTGATTAATTACACCTACGTCTATTAATTCACCGTCTGGTCCATAAACATCGGATGTGGGAGTAGTGAATACAGGTCGTCCGTATTCATCAATAAATCCTTCAAAGTTCCATTCCATTGGGATAAACAGAGAATATAGACCAGATTTTGTTTGGCCATTTCTATTTCTTTTTGTGACATCACTGTCGTTATATAATTTTTTAAAGTTACCACCGCCTTTGTCTAAAGCGTTGCTAGTTGAGCCCATCATACACTTAC